GAAATTGAACCACCGAAAACTGCTTGTCCTGAAATTGAATCGGTGGCCGTAACTGCTTCGGAAACTGAACCACCGAAAACTGCCTGTCCTAAAATTGAATCGGTGGCCGTAGTTGCTTCGGAAATCGAACCACCGAAAACTGCTCGTCCTAGAATTGAATCGGTAGCCGTAGCTGCTTCTGAAATTGAACCACCAAAAGCTACTCGTCCTGAAATTGAATCGGCAGCCGTAGAGGTTTCAGAAATTGGGGCATTAAATATAGACGGCGCTACAAGAATTGAATCGGCAGCAATAGCTGTTTCTGAAATTGAACCACCAAAAGCTGCTTGGCTTAAGACTGAATCAGTAGCCGTAGCTGCTTCGGAAATTGAACCACCAAAAGCTGCTTGGCTTAAGACTGAATCAGTAGCCGTAGCTGCTTCGGAAATTGAAACACCAAAAGCTGCTAAACCTGTAACCGAATCGGCAGCCGTAGCTGTTTCGGACAGAGCAGCGTAGAAATCTGCAAAACTTATAACGGAATCCGTAGCTGTAGCGGTTTCAGATATTGCCGCCGCATATACAACACCGCCAAAACTCCACCCTGTATTGTTGCCGCCATCTACGTTGCCATTGGTTGTAAGTGCTTCCCACGTTGCCCCGCCAGTACCGTCTGACCTACTGATTGAGCAAAAAGAAACGGAGACAGTACCGCTTGCTTTGGACAATGTATGGCTTGCCGCCGTTACAGAGCCAATGGTTATCAGGTTTCCTGCTGTACCTGATAACGAAAACCCAGAGAGAAATGTGCTGGTTGTCCCCGCCGTAAACAAGATAGATGCTGGTTGGGTTGTGTTTGTGATGTCGCTAAATGTGTTTGAGCCTGTGATGGTTAAATCACCAGCACCACCTTGGTTAAGTGTGCAGTTAAACGTAGAGCCACCACCCACAAATGTCTTGGCGGTTGCGGCAGTCATGGAAATTACGCCTGTGCCTGTACCCGCTGTAGTGGTGAATCCTGTGGGGAAGGCGTTGTTGAATGCAGTTGTAGTTGCCCCTGATATAGCTAATGTCCCACCATTAAAAGTTAAATTCTTTGTGCCCGTGGCGGTTGAAAATGTTGTGCTTGTAAGCGTAAGCCCTGCTAAATTAAGTGTCCCATTAGTTAGTGTTGTTGCGCTATTTATACCAGCATCCGCAAGTGTTGTTGTTATTCCAGTAGTGGCAACGTTTAATATGTTAATTGTCTTCCCTGTGTATGTTAGCGTACCATCACCAACCATAGTAAAACTATTGCTTGTATAAGTGCCCCCGCTTGCTAAAGTAAAACCGTGACAAGAAGCACTAAAGAGGGCGGCTGTTGATGACCCGGTAAAATTAATTTGCCTATGTGTCCCAGAGAATGTGGGCGTAGATGCGCCTGAAGTTAAATTGATATTTAATCTGTTGGAAGTTGTTGCACCAGCCGTTCCACCAAAGTTAAATATCCTTGTAACAGACATTCCCGCAGTAATATTTGATGTCCCAGTAAAAGTAAAGTTTGTGGCAGTTGCCATTGACAATACTGTTGTGGCGGCTGTTGTTGTTGTTGGAACAATTGAACCTGTTGTGCCAAACGCTATTGCCCTAGTGTTTGAGTTGTTTGAAACAAATACCCCTGTGCTTAGCGTCAGGTTATTCAGGTCTAACGTGCCTTGCGTTAGTGTTGTCGTCTGTGTCGAGCTTAGTGTTAAATTATTTGTAACAAGTTGAATGCCTCCACTTGGAGAATCTACTGTTATTGATTGTGGAAAAGTTTTTCCAGCCGAATTAATTGTTTTTATTGAGCGATTTGCAAATACGAGTACCGTGGCTACGGCTCCAGTTGGCGTTACACCAGAACCATAAATAAAATCTCCAAAAAAATTCGATCCAACATTAACAAACTGACAGGTTACCGCATTAGTACGTGCTGAAAAATCTACTGTCCCAATGTTGAAAACACTACCAAGGAAAATTGTTTGGCCTACGTTTAACCCCGTGTTTAGAATAATTGCTGTATCTTGGGCTAAGGGAAAATTATTAACAGAAACAGCGCCGCCCGCACTCAATGCCCAAGCCGTAGACTGCCAACTTCCTCCTCCCACTAAGTTCCAATAAACAGTTTTGCCAGCGTCAAAAGTAATGTTGCTATTACCACCACAGTCACCTAAACGGGTACCAGATAACGTACCATGCGCCCCTGCTATTGTAATATCACTAAAATCGACATCGGACATAGCCGCAATAGATGCACAAGTTAATGTGCGAGGCGTTCCTCTAGCGTAAGTGTCATTACCCGAGCCACTTGCAATTGTAATTCGAATTACAGGAGAAGTAGTGTTAACTGCAAATACTCCATTTATTGTTTGATCACCAGAAAAAAATACTGTATCAGAACTACTCGAGCCACTTCTAGTTATTGTCAAATTGTTAAAAGTGTTTGTGCCCGTAATTGTAAAATCTGAAAATGTACTTAAAAACCCAACATTATAAAAAGTAAGCCCACCAGTAACACGTAAATCGTGATTGCTTCCAAAACTGATAGTTGAGTTGCCCGCAATAAATGTTAAACCTGTTGAAGATAGCGTTGTATTTTGTCCTAACCCCCCAAGCGTAATGGTTGAATTACGAAAATTTATTGTTTTTGTGCCAGCGGGTGTGTTTAAACTACCAGCAGTAACAGAATAATTACTTGCTGATGTATCAAAAGTACCGTTAGTAACTGCTAATGTGTTAGTGAAGCAACTAAGAGAAGAGCCAAGTGTCCACTCTCCACCAACACCATTAAATGTAACATTCGCGCCAAAAGAAACCCCATTGGCTGTTACAGTTTTTCCTGTTGTCGTAGCATTAAATGTGGTTGTGCCTGTATATGTACGGGTAAAGTTTGTAGCTTGAAAAGTAAGACTACCTGATACTGTCAATGCAATGCTTGTACCCGCAAGCGTCATCGTTCCATCAAGACCTGACGCTAAAAAGTCTCTACAGACCCTTGGCGAATTTGCCATAGTGACTGTAAATGGATCAGTTCCTACGTTTGAATTGACATCAAAAAATACGTTATCCGCCGCAGTAGGGACAGACGCACCAGTAGCCCCGCCAGAAGATGCAGACCAGTTAGCAGTGTTGGTGCTACTCCAAGAACCTGTACCACCTACCCAATAGCGGTCAGCCATTTTTTACTCCGCAATAAGAATTTCTTCAACAGGGGGTGCAGTTATCACGGCAATCCAGTTATCAAACCGTTGCTGTTTCATGGCTTCAATCTGCTCATCAGACAACCCATGATCGTCAGGCAAATGCAGGGCATCTGAAAATGTACCGTGTTGGCTGGGAAAAGAAAAGTCAATTTTCATGAACAGCGCACTCCAAAATAAAAAGGCTGGCCAACGCAATGTAGCGCCAGCCAGCCGCGTAACCAAAAAACAGTTTAAGCTGCTACTAACTGCGCCTCATTAAACCAGCGCTGTTGAGTATTGCCATCAGCATCCGTCCACTCTACTAGATAAGAAAAATTGCCGTCCTCATCCATGCGTAAAGCCTGTACGGGGCCTTCTGGAATAATTCCAACAAGTTTGACGCTATCGCCTTTTTTAAATGTTGTTGCCATGTTGATCCCCTAATTAAGTTGCAGTCAAGCTGAATGTGTAGGTCACGTTCAATGTGTCACCAGACACAACCGAACGGTCGCCGGGAGAAGTAAAATCAGACGCGGAAAACAAAGTACCCGTAGAGCCTGACTTTGTGCTGTTGCTTACCAAGAATGCGCCGCCAACAGTTTGGGTTGCGTTAATCGTAAATGAAGCAGGGGAGGCAGAATTTGTTGCCACAGAAGGATTAGCGGTTGTTGGAGTGCCAAATGTTGCTGCTGGGCGAGTTGCATTGCTGTACGGAACAACCTCCGTCCATCCTGCGTGGGACGACATTGTGTCACCAGCCGCAGGCGTGTTAGAAGCGCCAGCACCATACAAACCAATGAACCAAGCTGCGGTATAGGCGCTGCCCGTAAAATACTTTGCATTCATGTCTTGCAGACCAACGTTTACAACCAAGTTAGGAATTACATCTTCCCATTTTAATTTGCCGTCTTTGTCTAGGCACTGAAGGGTAAAGTAGCCTTTTGCGGCTGCTCCGTCCTCTAGGCTCTTGGCCGTGGCTAAGGCCGCCGCTACTAAGTCGCGAGACTGTGCTTGTTCATTAAACATTTGAAACTCCTTGAATAAAACTGCTTGACGCAGTGATTTTGAACATGATAGTGGAAAAACCATTTAACATCAAACAATCCTAATTACCGCCGTTCCGGGGTTGTTCGCAGGCAATTGGATTTGGAAACCTTGGTTCAACATTGTCTGGTTAGAGCCAAAATTAAACACACCAATGGAACGATTTGCCTTGCTCGAATTGTAGATTAAAGCTCCCCGTGTGGCAAAGCTCACCGAAGCCCATTGAGGGTTGTCAAAACTGGCATATCCCGTGCCTTGGCCCCCCTGAACTACTACATTTAACAGTATTTCGCCGCCCGCTGTATACCCCGCGCTTGATACTTCATTGGTAGCGCTGTACACCGTTGTTTCTGGGCCTAGTGTGGCATCTTCCGTATACAGCGCAATCTTAAGCACGTCGGTATCTAGGTCATGCACCCCAAGAAGCAGCTCTTGTTTAAAACTGGTTGTCAAGCCCGCTGTGAACATTACATTACCCTATTCTTGACTTGGCCATCGCGGTATGCGTCGCCACGTTGCTTGCCATCACCCAAGTTCTTCAGCAATGCCAATGCTTCTTTGTATTTGGTTTCGTAGACTCCCATCAAGTCAGCCTCACCTTTCATAAAGGTGTACGCCTCTACCAAAGAACCATACAACAGCACAGAATCAAAGTTGTCGCTCAGCCACGTGTTGTCTGCGGTAACAATTGATTCTGGGTAATAGTAGTAGTGCAACTCCACGGCATAAGAAGCGTTTGGCATTGGCCCGACAATAATGGACAGTTCGGTATCTAAGTTAGTTACAGGGCCAAATATTGCATAGTATTTTGGAACCCCAGTAGAACTGGGCGCGGGATACACTTCACGAATAAAGTTGACATCCTTGTTCAACAAAGCAATGTAGTTACCGCTGCCATCCACTACTGAGATTTCATACACAGAAAGAAAATCGTTTGGGGTCGACAAATATTTATTGCCGGAAGTAAAGTTTCCAATTACGTTTTTACGCAAGTTGGCCAACTGCACTGTGTTGTAAATACGTTGTTCTGCTTGCCGCACAAATGTGGAAAGCTCCGTATCCGTAAACGTGTTTTCGGTGTAAGTCTCAATTGCAGCAACAAGTTCATCGTAAGTCATGTGATCACCGTTTGCACTGAAGACAGCATACCTGCCGCTGTCAATTGTTTAGCCGGAGGCATAGGGAGCATTCCTATACTTGAAAACGAAGTATCTGAGGTTTCCCCCACATAGATCGTCACCCCCATTGTGGCCTCTGGGCGCGGTTGCTGCAACGCTTGGGGTTCTGTAAGGTGGCGCTTTGGCTCCAGTTGTGGGTGCTTGGGCTCATAGCATTCTAAGCAAACCTTAAATCCCTTCCAATCCTTAATCAACGCAAGCAGCTTGAACCGTTGACCACACTGGTCACAAAGTGCAATTGCAAACTTGCCTGAAGCGTAACCCATGATTACCCACCCGAATAGGTTGGTGTCAGGAACACACTGGCGGTGTCACGATCTTCCGCCGCTGCCCGGGCAAATTCTTCTTCGTACAACTGTTTTAAGACAATCATGCGGTCCGGGGCTTTCTTGACCGACAGATGAAAGGCTAAAGCAGCCACCAAACAAGGCAGGAACCGAAAAACAATGTCGGCGGTATTGGTGTATGCCCCTGCATTCTCAATACGCCTGATGGCGTAGTACACAAACGTCCACGTCTGCGTAGCATCTGGGGAAGGGTACAGGTACACCGTGGTCGGAACAGAGCGCTGTACATAGTATTGAGCAGGTCTGGACTGGGTATTTTTGTTGGGGATGTGCAGCCATTCCGCGCGGCTGATGCGGTCAATGGTGATGTCCTGCTGGTTTGACTGACCAGCATTTGTACGAATTACCGCAGACAACGCATTAATTGTGTCGTCTGGCAGGTTGTATTCATACGTTCCCGCAGTCAGCACTTGCTGACGCTGCTCAATTGTCCAAAGATTTAATCCGCGATTGGCCCACTCAGCAAAAATGAGGTTGAGCGACCGAATGGCCGTTCTCATGTCGTAGCCATCCCTGACCTCTAAGCCGCA